AATTGCTCGAGATATCAAAATCACAGCTCTTCTCTTCAATGCAAGATAAAACACGACAAAGTCGCTTTAAATCGGGAATATTAAGATTCTTTTCCTTCTCCGTATTTACCTTATTATAGGTTGCATGTACAACAAGCGTATTATCACTCGTTGTTATAATAGTTGAGATGTTACTCTCTGTTACCTTTATTACAGCACTATCTGCAACCCTACTTAGCGGTGTTAAGAAGCTATTAAGAAAATCTTCTCTATCAGGTATAGTAAGAATCATTACATTATAATAGACTCTTTATTCGCTTAAACAAGCGGTATATTAGTCCTTTTTTTTAAAATCCTCAACATCTGCTAATCTATCTTCTATAAGAGAGATTTTCTTTTCAATGCGTTGAAGTGCTTCGAAAATACGCTCTGATAAAGGACTTGTGTTGAAGTTAAATTCAAGCTGATCTCTATTAGGCGGTGGTTCGATAACTTGCAAAGTAGGCACTGGAGCATGAAATTGTGGCGCCTGAGGTTGTAAAATAGGTTGAGATGGTTGCTGTGTCGGGAAGATTGTAGGGCCTGAAGAAGGTATCGAATTAATTACCGCGGTAGGATCAAGACTCATTCCTTGCAGGGTTTGATTTTTTGCAACTAGATTCTTATCTAGTTCTTTCAACTCACCTGTCAAATGCTGACCCATAAACTGCAGGGTCAGCATTTTAATTTGATCAGGTGTCAGACTTGCGTCATTAAATGTATCCATTAATCGTCAAGTCCTTTGAGAAGATCAGCAATAGAGTCGTCATCAAGACTGGCTGACGTACTTGATATAGGTGTAGGTGTAGCTGCCTTCGCTGGCGTAGCGACCCTTACAGGCGCCGGTGCTGGTGTCTCAACGCTCTCTTCAACATCGGATACGCAGAAGTAATGTGCATTAAGAGTCTCCTTAAGCTCATCATAACTCTTGACCGTAAGATAAGACTCAAGATCAAAGACATTATTATAGATCTCATCGTACGAACTAGCATCGAGACCGGCAGCTGCCTTAGGAAGAGCAAACTTAGATGAGACGTATGTCGGGAAATCGCCTTGCTTCTCTACCTTAATCCGGAAGCTACAACCATTAGGAGAGAGATCAAAAATACGAGGACCGAAATCTGCCGCATCCTCACCTTCAATAGCATCCATAATAATCTTATTAAGCTGACGACCAAAACGAAGGACCTTAATCGTACCGTTATTCTCCGGGCGAACTGGGTCATTCTCTACGTAAACGTTAATTAACCAGCTCTCCTTACGGTTAAGAGCGCGAGCCTTATCCTTCTCTTCTTCAGTACCGTTACGGCGAATTCTGTAACCTTCTTCAGCAATCGGATCGCGTTGACCCCAAGTTGTGGGGCTAATTACGTTAATAAGCTTTCCATCGGCAAAGCTATTCCATGCATATGAATAGTAATGAAGAAACGTCTTATTGGGATCCTTAACGTTTGGAAGAAGTCGAACAGTGTAGGTATTACCGACTTCTGTCTTAAGGTAGTCCTTAAACTTTGTATTACTGCCCTCATTATTCTTAGTAAGGGCTGATTTAATGCTATCAAACATTGATGTTGTGAATGATGTACTCATAGTTAATTTTCTTTAATATATATTGTTATTTTGGTTAGTCAAGTGTATTTTGTGTTTTTATTTTTTGGATTCCAAGTTCAACGAGTCTCTTTGCTTTTTTTGAAGCAAAGAACTTTAGTCGAAAGTTAGAAAGCATATTTAGAAAGTCTTCGCTAAGAATAAATTTTACAATTTCAGTATCCTGTGATCGTATGCTTCGTTCAAAGTTTGAAAATCCAAATAAGCTATAAACATTTACTCTATGTTCCTTAAGATGCAAGATATAGGAAGAGCTATTTCCTGTTCGATGCTCTATATAGTCAGCTATATCAATACCTTGCTCTTTACAGAAAGTTGAAATAAACTTTAAAGATTCAATAATATAGTTCAGCTGCTCTTCATTATCAGGATCAAGAGACTCTCTCCTCTTTATAAAGAGTGTATATGCTTTTGTGGCTTTTAGAGTTGTATAGTAATCGAGCTCAAAATAACTTTCATCGGAATATATTTCGTACGGGGCTCTAATAAAATCTTCGAGTTTAATATGCGGAAACTTTGCAAGAAAGATGGCTATTTTTTTAACGCTGTTAATATAGATATTATTGAGATGTGTAAAATCCTTTCGATACTTAAAAGGTAAATTCTTCTTTTGTCTCGAAATCCTTAAATGCGTATTGTAGATAAGTTGCTCGAAATCAGAAATAACAATTTCCATTCTTACATTGTAATCTTATTCTTGGCGGAATTCAAATACTTCATTATATATTTGCTCTTATGAAGGCTAGGGTCAAACGCTAAAAATGCTTGCACAGCAGCAAAGTCGCTGTTAATATCACAATATGTTTTAAAGAGCTCACGTATTTCTTTGTTTTGTAATACAAAGAGAAAAACATTAGCGAGATTTAATTTCTTGGCATGTATAAGAGTTACATATGAACAAAAAGCTAAGAACAGATGATCGTGTTCATAATTAACGAGTGATACGCTATTAGTTACAGGATTCATCTATTGTAACTAATTAATAAACTTTACTTATAAATCAATACTTTATCAATTTGAGAGCGCTGCAAGAGCATTCATAGTTGAAGAGCTTGCTTCTGTATCATTTAAATGCTCATCTTCTGTAAGTGTTAATGTCGAATAATCTATTCTTAAAACGCATTGCCCGAAATTTTGTCCAAAACGATTCTTCATCATACCCATCTTGATAACACCTAGTTCTCTATCGGTTGGTTCTTGCCAGATGCTCATAATAACATCTGCAGTCATTGCAAGACCTGTACTTTCTGAGATTGTCTCCATACCGGGATCAGATATACCGAACCCACTTCTATTAACCTGAGTAGCTGTAATAATCGGGCAGTTAAAAATATATGTAAGCGCTCGGAGTTGTTCGGTAATCTTTTTAACCTTTTCGTAGCTATTGCCGTCACCAGGGTATGTTAAGAGGTTTACATAATCAAGAACAATCGCGTCAAATTTTAACCCCTTGTCTCGCATTTTCTTAATATACGACTGAAGAAAACCAACAGTAATAGTAGAAGGAGGGAACTCCTTAATAAGGATCTTAGCACCTGGATTATTACCTGCATACTCTTCTAGCGATTGCTTAAGTGTTGGTAATTCTGTTCTAAGCTTACTCAAGGGAATCTTTGTAAGGTTGGAGCTAATTCTTTGCGCGTAAATTACCTCAGGCATTTCAAGCGTAATAAGCAATACATTCTTGCCCTGCTCGGCAATATTAATTGCCACATTACCTAAGAAGATACTCTTACCAATATTCGTTTCACCTGTAAAGATGTAGAGAGCTCTACCCTCTTGAAGGAACCCTCCACCTATTTTATCATCTAACCATGTCCAGCCAGTAGGAATGTAGTTGATCTGAGAGCTTAAATTATCAACAAGTTTGTCGACGTCTTTAAGTAAGTCTAAACCGAGCTCGGTAGTTAAAGAAATATTACACGACTCTTCAAACTTCTCAAGAATCTTCGCCGTGTCCATATCAGGCTTTTCAACGACCTCTAGCATTGTATGGTAAACGGCTTTTTCCTTTAAAAATGTCTCGGTGTTCTGATACAGTTCATCAGAATTCATATTCTTATCAATATCTTTAAACCGCTCTACTGTTTTTCTATACGAATCTTTAAGCTCCTTTGTGGTTAGCTGCGCTTTAATCTCTGTATTTGTGGGGCACGCATTTCGTCGATGAAAGAAATCTTTTATAATTTCAAAAATAGACTTAATATCCTTATCTTTAAAGAAAATGGGCTTTACGTAATCAACAATTGACGCAAGATATATTTCATCCGTTAGCGCTTTATACACTAATACGTTTTCAAAAAAATCGTGGTCAATCTTAGACATTCGTTACAATAATACTACCTAATGCTATTAATAGCTAGCATACTCTTTAAGAAACTTTGCTTGATTCTCCGTAAATGTTTTATCGTTAATATCTCTTAAACCAGGAGAGTTATGATACGTTAAGATTGGTACAACACCAAGTTTGAGTTTCTTCTTATTAGCGTCTAAACAGCTTGAAAGATCATAATGATGAAACGTATAATTCTCGTTAAACTTCCAATTTACTTCTATAGCTCTCTTTATATTAAGAGACATAAAAGCTCCGTCAATAAGAGCAACTCTAGCAGGGCTTGGGCCAAAGTTTGTAATTGAAGTTGTTTTACTGTCTGGAAGATAATGACCAGCGAATCCTCTCAAGTTGCCTCCTTGAAAACCACCACACATGAGATGCCAAAGAGCGGGAGCTTTAAGGGTAGGATTTAATCCACCTGCAAGTCCAATCAAATCATACTCTTTGTGAGCTTCTTCGAGCTTAGAGGCAAATCCAGCATCGTCAATCCACATGTCATCATGTACGAAAAGTACATGATCGTAAAATGGATTATCGTGTAAAAATTTGTTATATGCCTGACCGAGACCAAGTTTGTTCTGTGTTATAAAGTGTGTATTATCAACAAGCGTAAGATTGCTATTTTGATCAATTTTAGCTAAACTTTTATAGAGAAGCGTTTGCTTATAATCAACGAGTTGTGTGCAGGATGCTATTCCGAATGTCATAAAATAAAAAATGGCGAGTTGTTAGTAAAGCCCCCAACGGAGGTCAATCCTTCTGTCGTTACGAGATATAAAACACCTTCTTCAAGAGGTTTGAGATCATCATCAGGGAGTGAAGATACAGTATTTTCTAAAACATTTGCGTAAAGCGTACTACCCGATCGTGCGATATAGACATTATGTGTTTCTTTATTATAAATCCAGAGACCAAATGTACCTTCCAGCATTGATAATACTTTACAAACAACGTCTACCTCATTTGTAATCTCCTCGGAATACTGATCAAGGAGCGCTGGTATTACGGATGAATCTACTTCATTAAAGCTGGTTTTATTTTTAATCTTCGATTTAAGCTTAGCATCATTTGTGAGCACTCCGTTATGTGCTACAATCCATAAGCCGTGATTAAAAGGATGGGATGTAGTGTCATCAAAAATACGCTTTGAACTTGTAGGAGCTTGTGTATGCCCCATAAAATAATAGAACTCGGATGGTTTCATCTGCACGTCTCTATTGTTCACAATCATATTCTTCGATAACTCTACCGTACCTTCAACCTTCATAGCTGCGTCATAAGAATGACTTAAAAATAGAGCTCCATATGCAAAAGTGCCTCTTTCTTTATTCTTATTATAAAGCTTTATATATCTATTAAAATTACTGGCTGTAAATATGCCACACATTATGAATATATTATAACTGTAAGAATAAATAATTCAAGACATGAATAATGATTCACATTTAATTTTCGAAGCCTATTATAAGACACGCGTGCTTAATGAAGCGCCTATTGGTGCTGAATACGAGCCTGTAGCAGCTGCAACGAGACAAGCTGTTACAAGCAGAGGCGGCGATACATATTTGTTTTCAGATTTAATGAAGAAGACAGGTAAGTCTGCTGATGAGGTTGTTGAGATGATCGTCAAGCCTGTATTTGATGCCCTCTTTCCTGGTGGGAGATTTGATGCTGAAGGTTCAGAAAAAGAACAGTTAAACAGCCTACAGACAGCTATTCATAGCGAACTCGTACACCTCGGTTATCCTAAGGCTCGTGCCGGTTATACAGCTCGTATTATCAAGAACGCCATTACACCTGCTGTAAAGTTTCTTAGTGATAAAGCTGCAGAAGGCGAAGATGTTAATCACCAAGACGTTGAAGACGCTATTGTTGATTCAATTGAAGATGCAGATGAACAATCTGGTAGTGAACTCCAGGCAGCTCCAGCGCAACATGGTCATACAGCCTCTACAGAAGATAGGGAAACAAGTGCA